CAGCAACGCCCCCGGCAACAGACGGTTCAGCAGCAGCACAGTAAAATATTTCTGCCTGTCCCGTTGCGCGTTTCATATCCCTCCAGGATTCGTCCTGGGGGGATATTTTTTTGCATAAAAATGTACCGTACTTCCCACCTTACTATTTTTTTACTTTTTACTTTTACAACACAATCAAGAAGGACAAAAAATCATGTATGTAGTCGAATCAAGCAGGAGCACAGACGAACCAATAATGTTATTGGATGCTCCAATAGGGTACGATCCGGATGATAATAGTTCTTATATTGATGGAGCTCTTTTCCAGCGTGAACTTTTTGAACTTGATAATCTTGGCTATAAGTGCATAAAGATTCATATTAATTCTCCTGGCGGAAATGTAGTTGATGGATTTAATATATGCAACGCAATATTAACTTCCAAAACACCAGTCGATACATATAATATAGGTATCGCTGCATCGATGGCAGGAATTATATGGATGACTGGTCGAAAAAGGATTATGGCCGATTATGCGACAATGATGATCCATAATCCAGCAGGCGGAGACGATCAGAAGATGTTGAAAGCATTAAGACAAAGTACAATAAAAATACTTTCCGCAAAATGTAAAATGACCGAAGATGAGATTGATTATGTCATGAATCGGGAAACATGGTTTACTGCTTCGGAATGCTTGGAAAAAGGATTTTGTACCGACATTGTGGCAACAAGTTCTTCGAATCAAAAAAGAATGCCTACAGCGAGCACAAGCATAAGGGCGGCATGGAATTCAGCAAAACTTATTCAAAATAACATTTACAATTCAGATCATATGGCAGACGTTACAGGCAAATCAACCGATCTTTCGCTCATTGCATCTTATTTAGACTTGAGCGTCGACGCTTCTTCTGCTTCCATCATGCAGACAATGAAAGCAAAAATCAATGCAGAAATTGTTGCCAAAGAGAAGGCGGAGGACGAATTAGCTAAGACAAAGAAGGCCATCGACAAGATGAAAGCCGATCTTGACGAAATGACTGAAAAGTACAACGCGCTGAAGAAAGAAAAAGAAGAAGCAGAGGCAACAGCAAAGGCTGCAAAAGACGCCGCCGACGCAAAGGCTGCAAAAGACGCCGCCGACGCAAAGGCTGCAAAAGAAGAAGCAGAAAAGGCAACTGCCAGAGTAACGGCGAAAGCAAAGATCGACACATACGCTACTGCCGGTCGAATAAAGAAAGAAGAAGTGGACGGCTGGGTAGAAGATGCCCTTGTTCTTGGCCTGGATAAAGTTTCTGCAAGAATCGAAGCATTGCCTTTCAATAAGACAGGTGTAGCAACCACAGCAGCAGCCGGGCAGCAAGGACAACAGGGAAGAGATGGAGTAGTTGACCCGAACGTTGTTCCTGCGAATACAATGGCATATCAGGCAAAAATCCTGGCAGCTCAGAAGGCAAGAGCAAAGGCAGTATCAGCAGCACCCGCGACCAATTAATTTTTGAATTGAATTTTTTAAACACTCTATAAAAAAATAGACTATGTCTTTAGTAATTTCGGATACCTCATATGCCGGTACGTTTGCAAGTTATTTCTGGGTTCCGGCTACCTTTGGTATGGACACAATCGGAAAAGGGACCGTTTACGTCCAGGATGGGATAAAAAAGTCCCACACTATCGGCAGGGTCGATTTTTTAAATCCCTTGCAACAGCGTCAGGCAACGCCAACCACCAGTGGTACATTCCAAATTGATGGTCGCGTTCTTACTCCTAACGACATTATGTTGTACACGGAGTTTAACCCTCGCGACTTCGAACAGCACTGGCTCGCAGAACAGTTAAGCCCGACGCTTCTTGCCCGCGAACTTCCTGTTACGGCAGAAAATTACATGATGCAGATTGGGTTGAACCGCGCATTCGAACAATTGGAACTCGGCCTATGGATGGGCTCCACTACATATACGGCTGCAATAGGTTCGTCCGGAAATGGTCAGCTGAAATTCTTCGATGGATTTTTGAAGAAGATGGTTGCCGATACAGCCGTTCAAAAAGTTTCCAGCCCGCTTCCTCTTTCCGCAGCAGCTTCCAGCGGTTCGGTATACAATATTGCAGACGCATTCAATGCTCTGCTTACTCTGGTAGCGACCACCAAAAAGGCTCTGCTGTCCCGTCCGAACAGATACGAAAGAATGAAGTTCCTTGTGTCTATTGCGACAGAACAAATCTGGGATACATTTATCACCACCAGCCTGACCTTCAAAGGCGTTAATACCACCGACAGGGGTATCAACAAATTCAAAGGTTACGAGATTGTACCCCTGGCAGGTATGGCCGACGATACAATCATATTCTGCGAAGCACTGGCCGACACAAGTTCAAACCTGTACGTTGGAATGAACAGTACAGAGGATAATAACCTGCAATTGCAGCGTCTGCAGAACAACAGCGAACTTTTCTTCTTGAAAGGTTTGATGAAATATGACGTTCAGTACGGGTTTAGCGAACAGGTTTTCTTGTTCACAACCCTAACTTCGAGTTCGTTCAATGCATAATTATTGAACGATTAAAAAAGAAGATCGATAACTTTTTCAAAATAAAATTATGTCTACATCCGCAAGGTTTACAGGGGCGAAAAATACAGACAATACGGGCCGTGCTGCTCAGAGGGATTTTCAATCCATTGCAACAGCCGCGACTATTAATTTGGCATGTATTCAAAATGCAGCTCATACTCTATTTGATGTTGCTCTGGCAACCGCGACCCCAACTATAAATATTGCGGTTGGAAGCTCAACAACTCCTCCTTATAAAGGGGACACTTTGACTATGATCATTACTCCAGACGGAACAACTCGGGTCATTACCTGGGGAACTGGATGGATTCCTAATGCTGCGACATTTTCCGCGACAGCAAGTAAAGTCTCTACAGTCAATGCAATTTTCAATGGGACCGGGTGGGTTATTACCGGAACCTCCACAGCCGCATAAAACTGAACTACTATGCAATACGTAATAGACCGTCTTTTGGCGGACTCCGGTATAACAAAAGTGTGGTTTGACGAGAAAGGCGGATGGAGTTTAAATCCGGACGTCAAACATCCAATAGAAAGAACAAGAGACGAAGTGTTGGAGTATTGGGAAAACCTGGACGACAACGAGAAGGCGGAGCTGTATGGAATAAAACTTCCCGCAGCAGAGACAAGAACAGAAGACGATCCTTACGAACAAATAAAACTTCTTGAAGAATCTACCACCCTATTACAACAGGAGAACGAGGAGATTAAGAAGTCTTACGCAGAACTGGAGTCGCAATACAAATCCGCACAATCTGCAATAGAAGAAAAAGATAAGACTATTGCAGACCTGACCAAGAAAAAGAAATCAGAAAAATCTGAATAATGCCATTACCGGACGTAATATTCAAAAAAGGACAAGGAGGATTGGGCAGACCTTTGGCCGGACAGGATTTTATATCCGGTTTGACGTTTTATACTGGCTCTCTTCCTTCCGGATTCTCTTCCACAAACAGGATAAAGGCATTATACCAACCCGCCGACGCAATTACGGCAGGTATTCTTAATGATTATTCTGACGGAACCTCTGCAACCGCATCATATCTTATCACAACAGCAGGAGCAACAGGAGATGTCATTGTTATTTCTGTGAAAGATATCGACGATGACGGAAATACTCAAACAACACAAATTTGCTCTTATACTAAGCAGGCAAGTGATTCGACAATAGCTTTATTAGGAGCAAGTATAGCTGCTGCTATTAATGCAGGAACTCAAACGCATGGGTATTCTGCATCTTTCTTGACAGCAACCCTCACTATTACAGCCCCGAAGAAATTTGGTATATACCTGAATACGGGGTCTCCTCTTGTTGTCACAATTACTGGCACTATTGCTGGGACGATAACTCAGTTTACGGGAGGAGTATTCTCTAAGTTTGCTTTGTTCTACTATATGATCAGCGAATTTTTCCGGATACAAACAAAAGGCATTTGTTATGTCGGATTTTTTGCTATCCCTGGCTCATATGCATTCACAGAGATTACTGCAATGCAGAACTTTGCGAATGGAACATTGCGTCAAATAGGTGTTTTAAAAGATTCTGCCAGCGCATTCGCAACCGGCGATCTTACCCTTATCGATGGCGTATGCAAGGCGAATGATGCTGTTCATAAGCCTATAAGCGCATTGTATGCCGCTGATATTACTGGCACTGCTGATATTAGCACAATGGCAGATATTTCTACCCTCACCGCGAATAAATCAAGTGCTATAATAGGGATGGATGGCGGCGGACACGGCTATTTTCTCTATCTCACTTCTGGCAAATCCGTACCCTGCTTGGGAACTGCCCTCGGAATGACAGCGCTGGTAAAAGTATCAGAATCCATTGCCTGGGTAGACAAATGCAATATGAGTGATGGAGCGGAGATGGAAGTTCTTGCCTTCGCGAATGGGCAATTGCTTTCTTCTTCTGCCATCAGCGATAATTTATTATCGAGCTTAAATGACAAGCGTTACATATTTGCGAAAAAGTTTGTTGGAAGGTCTGGTTCCTATTTTAATGATAGCAATTGTGCTATTGCTTCGAATAACGATTACGCCCAAATCGAAAATAACAGGACTATAGATAAAGCAATTCGCGGAGTCTATGCTAGTTTATTGCCATCCTTGAACGGACCTTTGCAGCTTAACTCCGATGGAACGTTAAGCGAGAATACGGCAGTATATTTCGAAAGTCAATCTGGTGTCAATCTGGATCAAATGGTTCGCGACGGAGAACTGAGTGCGTTTCAAACTTTTGTCGATCGTACGCAGGATGTTCTGTCTACAAGCACAATAATTGTCACGGTTCAGCTTGTTATCAACGGGGTAGCAAGAATAATTCAAGTACCAATTGGGTTTACTCCAAAATTAAGCTAATATGCCGACTCCGATAGTAAATGGAATAAATTATGCATGGGCGAATATTTCGCTTATACTCTTCGGCACTCCGGTTGTTGGAATAGTAGCTATTTCTTATAAAAGAAAGCAGGAGAAGAAAAATAATTACGGAGCCGGACCTCAGCCTGTCAGCAGGGGTTACGGCAATTACGAATACGAAGGAGAGATTGAATTGTATTACGATACCTGGAAGGCTATTATAGCAGGTTCCCCTAATCGTGATCCTTTTCAGATTGGACCATTCGATATCCCAGTTTCATTTGGTGGTTCCGGTGTAACAACAGATAAAGACGTCTTACGTGCTTGCGAATTCACGGAAGATGGATTCGACACAAAACAAGGAGACACAAAGATCACCATAAAAATACCTCTCATTATTGGAGGTATCGATAAGTAAAAAAATCTAAAACCAATGGCAGACGAAACTAAACAACCTCCAAAACTTACAGAGGAGGAAATAAGCTACTACGATTTAGAGTCAGAGCGCATTGCAAAGCAAGTTGGCGTCTCTAAAGTCCATCCTATCGTTATGATAGTACCGGATACTTTAGAGCGCAAAGTCTGTTATGTGAAAGAGCCAAATTTCGATACAAAAATTCGTGTCATGGACAAATCCGTGACTATTGGTTTTTATAGTGCTGCGGAAGAATTGAGGCAATCCTGCATTGTAAAGGAATCTTCCGATCCTATTACGTATGGCGATGGACCAGAATGCGACCGATTTAAAATGGGAGTTGTAGAGCAATGCCTTTTAATGGTAAAGCGACTCGAGAACCAGTTTAAAAAAAACTAGAAGAAACAGAAGTAAAAAGATATTCAGGAATAGGGGTCGACAGGATGAACGCTCTAATACTTTGCGTTACTCGTGTCGACCCTTTGACTTTATCGGAGGATGATTGGCCGCGCTACTGGAACTATGTGCAATATTATTTAGAGGTGGTGCATCAAGTTGAATTTAAATAACATGAATGGAGAAAATGTAGAATACGAACTCTCGTTGAAAGACGGATTGTCGCCTAAAGTTAAAGAGGCGACAGAGCATGTTAATAGGCTGTCGGAAGGCATGAGCAAATTAGGGGAAAGAGTTGCGCACGTTGCAGAAGCGTTTGGTATTTCTTTCGCCATATTTAAAGGCATCGAATTTATAAAAGAGGCGAAAGAAGAGTGGGAGAAATTAGAATTTGCGAATAGTCAGTTAGAGGCTGGATTGGAGAGTACGGAGCATCAGGCCGGATTAACTTTTGAAGAGTTGCAGAACAGCGCATTAAAATTCAGTCACAATCTAAAGTTCACACAAGCTCAGGTTGAAGATATGCAAAGCATATTGTTAACCTTTCCTTCTGTCACGAAAGATACATTCGATACAGCTTCGCAGGCCGTTCTTGATATGGCTACGCGCCTGGGTACAGATGCTAAAGGCGCTGCCATACAGTTAGGAAAGGCATTGCAAGACCCTGTCGCCGGGCTTAATGCATTGCATAGGGTTGGGGTTAATACAGAAGAGTTGAAGAAGAAATTTGAGAATGTAACAGGGACTTTAGAAAGGCAGAAATTAATATTAAAAGAGCTTAATGAGGAATTTGGCGGATCGGCACAAATGGCAGCGGCAGCGGATGTATCGTTTCGATACGACAAGGCAATGCAGGAAGTATCTGTAACAATAGGAGAAATTGCGGATAAATTCATGGCAGTCTTAGCTCCTGCACTGGAATGGTTTGCCGACACATTGAAGGCGACAATACAATGGATTAAAGAGCATAAGGATTTACTTTCTTCTCTTGCTATTGGCATTACTGTCGCTGCTACTGCCTGGGGTCTTTATACTTTAGCTGTGAATGGAACAGCCATAGCAACCACTATTGCAACAGCCGCGACTGCTGCCTGGAATGCAGTTTTGGCTGTATCTCCTATTGGTTGGATATTGATTGGATTGGGAGCTATTATTACCACAATTGTATATTGTTCTAAGAAGTTTGCGGAATTCAGGGGATTTCTAATGGGGGTCTGGGAAACTATAAAAGAATTCGGTAGAATAGTGGGGGATGTTTTTATGGGATTAGGAAAAATAATTGAAGGAGTTTTAACTCTTAGTCCTAAAAAAGTAGTGGAAGGATACGACCAAACAGTTGGCGCAATATCTAATGCCGGAAAGAGACTAGGCTCCGCATTTAAAGCAGGATACGACGAAGGAATGGCTGATTGGCAGAAAGATCATCAAGAAAAAGAGACTCTTTTACCGAAAGGCGCTCCTAAAGCAAAATCTCTTGGACAAGGGGCGGCTGTCAAAGAACCAAAGACAAAAGCGACAGGAAGCAAGACTGTTACAATAAACGTGACGATAAAAGATTTGATAAACACCTATAACAGCAATGTGACTAATGTGAAGGAGAGTATGGGTAGTTTAAAAAACATTGTTGTTAAGACGCTCACAGAAGCCGTCAACGATTTTCAAATTGTGGGGGATCATTAATATGCCAACAGGTAATGTTCTTAATCAAGTCAGGCAAGCGTTCCGCATACCGGATAGCATTGTTATTCTCGCTTCCGACAAATTTCTCCCACCAAAAAGCGTTTCTAAGCAATCATCTCCTCAATTCTCTATTGATAACACAAGCAATATAGATGACCCTCTTAGTTACAGATCATTATTAAATACTCCAGTCTGGACGAATATAGAATTTTTGCCAGGGCAATACGAGACTAATACTCCAGGCGTATTTCGTTCGTTCGGTTCTTCTGTGGATGGACCTGATAGATTGAGATACGAAGCTGTAATAATTACTGTTGCTCAGGCAAAGAATATTGTTAAGACGGAAATACAAGGCAGAAACGGAACAGTTAAAGAATATATAGGACTTGGCGACTACGAAGTAACTATCAACGGAATTATAACAGGAACGAACGGAAAAAGACCAAATGATCAGATACAGGCTCTTCAAAAAATGTTGGACGCCCCAATACCTATAGAGGTTGCTTCTGCATATTTACAAGGTTTTGGAATAAACTATCTCGTCGTTGATTCTTATGAAATGGGAGAAGACGAAGGTGGATATGCATATCAAAAATTTTCTATCTCCTGCTTATCGGATATACAGCAGGAATTACAATTATCGAATTTATAAATGTTTCGCGTTCTAACAAATATTGTCATTTCTCAACAACCGTCCAAAACATGGCCTAAAAGAAATACGGTCGTGAATATGAATTTCTGTAACAAATACGAAGCAAGTGATAGCTGGAGAGATTTGACGAATAACGGGAAATTGATTATCCCAAAAAATCTCTACTTTCGTGATCAGTTTGGAAAATTGCAGCCTTTGCATGGGACGAATATAAACGTTGGCGGGTTTTCTTCCAATGCACCGTTAGTTCTAAGGGGAGATAGGGTTGTAATATCTTCTGGTTATAAGTATTTCGCTACGCAGAATGCGAGCAGAGAGACAACGAATATAAATCAAGTTTTTGCAGGGTACATCAGTAAGGTATCTTCGAATATTCCAATTGAAATGGAGTTGGAAGATAATATGTGGATACTTAAACAAACCCCTGTAGAAACTATGACATTTACGAAATCTCAAGGACTAAACGCCATACTGCAATACATTGTAGGGCGGGCAAATACTGTCTATGGAACTTCTTTGACATATAAGGCTCTTACTGATACTACATTTGGAGATTTCCCTATAGGCAACGAAACAGCTTGTCAGGTATTGCAGCGTCTACAAAAAACATTCGGATTCGAATCATATTTTCGAGGAAACGAATTAAGGAGTGGCGTATTGATTTATGTTCCCGGAGAAGCTGTGACAAGAAATTTTACTTTTCAGAAAGATATAATCGAAGACGAATTGGAGTATGTTAGAAAGGATGATATAGTATTGTCTGCTGTCGCAAGGAATTGTATAGTAGAATCGACTGGCAAGACGAACAAAGACGGAACAGCAAAGACAAAGAGGGTAAGATTGGAGGTTCTTGTAACCCTTCGAAACGGATTAACCACTATTAAAACAATTGAAAAAGGACAATCGGTTCCGCCAAACGAAGAAGGAGAGAGACGGACGCTATTTTTTCCAGGAGCAACCACTACGCAACAACTCGCAGACCTTGCTATAGCAGAGTTGACAAAATATTATTACACTGGTCTAAAAGGAACGTTCACGACATTTGGGCTTCCTTTTGTTCGCCA